GCTCAAGCAATAGGGAGTCCCATCCGTTTTTGCTGAGCATTTTCTGCGGGGCGTGGGTGACCCCGGCCAACTGTGTTGGTGCTACGTTAACCCCGGAATCATGTTGCGCAGATTTGATTCCGCTCCCAGCCCGTGTTTGAAGTGTTGTGAGGAGGAGCTTAAACAGCTTCACTCCCACTTTCGGGCCTCTGGAGAGAGGTTTTGGGTTTACAGGATTGGAATTCCCAATTGCTGTAATCGGTGCGATTCAGGTGGTAAGCGACGTTTTTGGAATTCTTATAAGAATTGTCCATTGGTTCGCTCACTGTGTTGCTTGAACCCATATGATGCAGTTCAAGTCCCCATTCCCGTTGATATAATTGGGAAGATTGAAAGGGCACTGCATTCAGCTTCTACTTCATCATCTGGTTCCGCGTTCAGGCCACATTCGAACTTTATTCAACAGTTAGCCACTCTTGATTGCGATGAGGTGTATAAGCAGGCTTTGTGCTGCTGGGCGCCCGTGGTCATGAAGGCTTATATTGAAGGTGTTCCGGGTGTGTCCCGAATATTGCGGGTAGGCCACCAGATGAATGATCCAGAGATTCCACCAGCTGTTGGTTATTTGGAGGGCTCGACTAGTGGACCGGGAGCCAAAACAAGTGCCACTTTAAAACCAACTGCAGCAATTCCCCCACTTGTTGAAATTGCCACGCCGCCAGCTAATCAAGGAACTGAAGAAGGTATGCGTGGAACAAATGTTGCGGAGAATGCTTATGGCATCGAGGAAAGAGTTTTTGGTGAATCTTATTCTTCTCCGCCCAAGGTTTTGGCCCATTGTATTGGGCCGGATTTAATTCCCACAGAATGCATGTCATCCAGTTCTTCGAATTTGAAGGCTGGTTTGGCTAAGCGTGTGCAACCATTGGGCTTTAAAGCGGATAAGAAAATGATTCGCAAAATAAATAAAACAGTTGATGCTTTGTTGAAGAATGTGTTTTCCGTTGACAAAATTAAACAGTGGAGGGTGGATAATCCAGTTGTGGAAGAGTTTGCATCATCGAAATGGTCTCCCGAGAGATTTCGCAATGCTTTTGAGGATGCGATGGCTGAGACCAATGCTCGGATTGAACAAACGTTTCAAATAAAGGTGAATGAGGCTTTGCCGGCCAAGGGCAAGGCACCACGCCCCATTATTCAATGTGGGGATCGAGCGCAGGTGATGATGAGTCTTCCAGTGAAATGTTTTGAAGACTTGCTCTTTGAATTTTTTGAGAATGCTTCTATTAAACATTTGAGCAAGTATGATGCTATGAAGCGTGTATCAAAACATTTACGTCAACTGGGCGCCAAATTGATTGAAGGCGATGGTTCCGCTTGGGATTCTTGTTGTAATCCCAAAATTCGGGGGATGACCGAAAATCGTATTTTGAAGCATATTATTGCTCAATTAGGAAATGACCCCGAAGTCCCGAAATCGTGGATGGATGCTGTTTTGGCCGATATGGAAAAAGCCAAAATTAAGGGCAAGGCGAAGGTGGATGATGATTGTATTTCCCCACTTCGAGTGCTTATTGAAGCCATTCGCCAGTCCGGGCATCGCGGAACAAGCTGCTTCAATTTCTTGATCAATTTAATTTGTTGGCTGTGTGTTTTGTGTGAGCATCCCGAACGCATGATTAAGAAAATGCGTGATGGCGAACTCCAATCAAAGTATGTTTCTGCTTTTGATGGCAAGGAATATTTTTTGAAGTACGCTTTTGAGGGGGATGATTCGGCTATTTCAACTACTGAGGATATCACACAGTATCAAGAAAAGATCGAGGAATTGTGGACTAGTTTGGGGTTTCGGATGAAGCTAGTTTTTGTCAAATCTAAAATGACATTTACCGGCTTTGATTTTTTGTGTGACCAGAATGGGCCCACAGGAGTGTTTGTTCCGGAAATTGCTAGGAACATTGCTTCTTCGAGTTGGACCACTAGTTCTTTGGTCAAGCAGTTTCCCCATCGTAAGTCCGAAGTTGGCGCTGCTGCAATGTATGCTCGAGCGGAGAATTTTAAAGATTGTGGGCCACTGTGCACTTATTTTGCTGCACTAGGGCTTGCACACGCCGAGCTTGCTGGTGATAGGGAGATTAATTCAGCCGAAGCAAAGTCTTTGGCTGTAAATGTTTCACCGTCAATTGTGACGAGTTTGCATGAATTGATTGATTCCGCCGGGGTGATGGATGATGATATGAGGAGGTTGCTGGAAGTTGTGGGTGTTAAGTTCACCCCGGAGCAAGAATTGGCTTTGCTGCGCACAGATTTCGGCAACGATCCGTATGATTTGCGGAAAGCAAGGTTGTTGATCCCGAAGGAAATTTGGGATCCGGCCAATTTTGAACTCCCCCGGCGTTGAGTCCGTTCATTTGCAAGCGGTACAGATTAATTAGCGGCGTAATTCGGTTTCACCGATGAAAGCTTATTGTGCTTTCCAGGGACTCCCCCCCCAGCTGCCGATGGGGGATTTAGAAGCCCGCGTGCCCAATGATCAGTATTCTGGGTAATTGTGGGGAATGAGGTACCCGAGCACGGGATTTCGCAAGTTGCCGCGAACTCATTCTTCGGTAGGGTGTCGCTACCCGAAGGGCTGACCGTATGGTTCAGTAGGCGCATTCTGCACAATGCGTTGAAGAGCTAGGCGATGTACTGACATCTGCGGAGGAGAAGTTGGGTTGTGCTAGTCCGCTTCTTCCGGTGAGGGCCACAGTGACTGGAGTGACGCCCAGTGGGATTTGCCACCCAGCAGCATTTTGTTGTTCACTGCCCCCGTCCTGCATGCGCATTTTGAGGCCCAGGATCGGCAGGGTCGATGGTGCGTGGTGGGGAGGGTGCCATAGCGAAGGGGATTTGGATGGTAGAAGTTGGGCCGTTAGCGGCACTTCGTATCCATTCATTTATTCCAGCACCCCTGTGGGAATAGGCTACGGGTGCGTCGTGGTGCAGCACGCTGTGATAAGCGCGCATTGGAGCGGAGTATGCAGTTTGGCTGGCTCCAGTTTCTGATGAAAGAGCGAGATCATGGCAGTTTCACAAATGCAAATTTTGCCAAGTATGCTGGTAGTAAGCAATGGGAGATTCCATAGAATTTGATAGTCCAGTTTGGGTGATTGAGATATTGCTTTTGGTTTGCAATGTCTTCGTGCTCATCTTCATCTGCTGCTCAATTGCCGCACAGGCCGCCATTGCGTTTGAGGTCCGCAGGCTCAGGCGGGACGTTGAGTTCCGATTCTTTGCAGCCGCAGGCGTATCGCAGGCAGCCCGTGGAGGACAAGCGGTTCATGAAAGGACCGATCTTCCGTCCGTCCCAGTGTAAATGCGCTGGGTGTGGTGAAGTTGGTCACCACATTGGCAATTGCGTTGTGACTATTGAGGAACGGTTGGCTAAATCGTATTCTCAATGTGTCCGTGGATACCATTTCCCGTATCTTCATGGTGTATGGCGATGCACTTATTGTGGTGTTCATTTGCAAGATGACGATGTTAAGCGCCAGTTACCAAAATTTTATGATGATGAGGCGTTTAAGGACTGGAATAAACAATGCAAGTATGGATCGCCGCTTACTAGATGGCAGTAAGCTTGGGAGTTTGGCACAGTTTGAGCTTGTTTCTGAGCAATGTCCGCGATAACTTCGGCCGCTTTTTTGGCTGTCGATCCCGCCCGCATTAGTGATGGCGATAATAAATATTCCGCCATGGTGCGCTGCGAGCTCGGTGCTTTCGGGGATATCCGAACGCTGGGCGCAGCTATGCCACAGGGGATTGGATTTGTGGCTACAGTTACTGAATTTGTTACAGTAGCGGGCGATGCGATAGCTGAAGAAGTGGAATTTAGTGGTGTGGGAAAATTTTCTTATTTGGATAGAGGAAAATTCACCACTGTTGATGCTGTTTATCGGTTTGATGGTTCAGGCAAGATTAATCTTGCTTTTATGTACACCACTGTTGAACAGATTTTGTGTGGACTTGCTCTTGCTGATTAACGGCTCAAGCAAATAGGAGTTCTGCCGCTGTTTTTGGTTGATCGCAATGGCACGGGCTGCTAAGAGACGACAAGCACGCCGTTTTCCAAGGCGCCGTAGGCAAGGCGCTTCCGGTGACCCAGCTGCTCTACGGGGCATTAAGCAGGGAGTGGGACGAGCAGTGGCTCGGGCTTTCGGATCGTTGCCCGCGATCCGTCGTAAGCGCGGAGGTCGAGGGCGGGGAAAGGTGATGAGCGGATATAGTTGCTGTCACCATGATGCGTTTCACCATACGCATCTCGCTCTCCCCCGACCGGTAGGACCATATACTGTTATTCGTACCACCCAGCTAGTTACAACCGGTTCTGGATTGGCTCTGTTTGGTCCCACTTTCGATCGTCCGAAAGGTGTTTGGACTAATCATTGTGCATATGTGTACAATGATTTTAACAAAACAGGGTCAACTTCAAATAATTTGAAGGCTTATTCTTTTGATTCGATTAAGGGATCAAATTGGAATGGAGCTCAAGTTGTGCCATCAGCTTACTCAATTCAGTTGATGAATCCCGAGGCCATTCAGCAATCCAAGGGTATTGTTTATGGAGGCAGGATTCGTACGACTTACAAAATGAGTGAGAACACGGGCACTACCGGAACCGCAATAGCTCAGCAATTCATTTCTTACAACAATCCCCGGTTAATGTCCGCTGCGAAGTTGGCATTTCGGGGAGTTCAAATCGATGCTGTGCCGTTTAATATGAGTGAATTGTCCAATTTTACACGCATCGAAGAAGAAGTTACTGGGGATTTTACGGGATCCACCGGGATGAATGACAATGTTGGATTCGCACCCATATTTGTTTATAATCCCGATGGAATTAATCTTCAGTACTTGATTTGTTGTGAGTGGCGTGTCCGTTTTGATCCATCTAATCCCGCTCAGGCATCGCATGTACTGCACCAGGCTGCTCCCGAATCAGTTTGGATGCAGGCGTTGCATGCCGCAGAAGCTATGGGTAATGGAGTGGTGGACATTGCCGATCGGGTTGCTGAAACCGGAAATGCTGTTTTTGGCGCAATGGCAAGCACTTATCGAGCCGGTAGGGGCATGCGCGCATTAACAGCTGGCGTTGGTCAATTGGCTCTCACTTAGTTAGCTAGTGATTTATTGCGATCCCACGCTTAAGCCACGTTACGGCTGGTTTGGTTCTTCGGGGTGTGAACGTACAGAACCCCGTGGCAGGCCCACTGCCAAGGTTGAGTTGGCCGCTCTTATTCCGGAAACAAAGGGACGTCGGAGGCTAC